TCTTGGCCCAGTTAAATATGTCTTAATTGAAAACGGAATGGAGACTAATACTTTAAATGAAGTAGATAGAGATATTTTAGAAGAATATTTAAGCCACGATTTAATAACAACAGGTCAGATATTTGAGAAACAAATTAAACGTGCAAGTCCACTCCTTACAATAGAAATGGCAGCTAGATTAACTACTATTGTAATGGAATACAATGGTATGTTTTTTGATGAAGAGCAAGCACAAATAAAACTGAGAGAAATTAAAGAAGCAGAAAAAAAGTTATTAAATAAAATCTATAAAGAATATGCTAATCGAATGGGAATCATATCAAGTTTTCCTGATACCTTTAAACCCTTAAGTAATACCAATATATCTTCTTTCATATTTGGAGGGCTCATAGAATATAAAGAGAAAAAACTTCTTACAGATGAAGAAGGTAATTTTGTCCAGTATAAATCAGGACCCAATAAAGGAACTCCTCGCCTCAAGTGTATAAATATAACACACTCTCTCAATGCTATGGCAGATTCAAAACATTATACAGCCCCTACAGCCTGCGGTTTTGAAGTATCAGAAAAAGTTCTTAATAATGTATTGAATGGTAAATATACATCTCCGAATACTCGTGCGTTTATTAAATATATACTTGAAATAAAAGCTTTAACTAAAATACGTTCAACTTATTTAGAACCTATAAGTTCTATGATAAGAGCTAACACTATGGTTCATCCTACTATTAATCATACATCAACAGCTACTCGAAGATTATCTTGTGTAAAACCAAACATGCAAAATATACCAGCAAAAGATACAATTGTTAAGTCTTGTTTTAAAACTAGATTTAAAAATGGTACACTCATTGAACTTGATTACGATGCCCTTGAATTAAAGAACTTAGCTCATCTATCTAACGATATGAATTTAATATCTGTACTCTCCGATCCCAAGCGAGACATACATCAAGAAGCAGCAGATGAATATGGAATCAGTAGAGATTGTGCTAAAACTTTTCACTACATGCTTATTTACGGAGCTTCCGTCAAGGCGATAGCAAAAGAATTAAAGGTTACTAATCATGTAGCTAAGAGATTAATCAAAAGGTTCTTTGATTCTTTCCCAGAAGTAAAGATTTTATATGAGAAGTGGAAATGGGAAGTAATGCTTAACGAAACCATAAAACCTGATGGATGTGTATCATACTATAGCCCCGACGAAACAGAAGCTATGTACCACTTCAAGTCTAGCTACGGAAATACCAGTGGATTACCAGCCGTTAAGAACTATGCTAATCAAGGTCTCGGGGGAACTTTAATTAAGATTGCACTGTCTAAGATACTATCTGATGAGAACATCAGACCTCATATATTTACTAGTATACTCCCAATAATGACGATACATGATTCTAATTTATTTGATGTGGACTTAGATGTGCAACATTATCATAAAGTTAGAGACTGGTTAGGTACTTCCATGACGACAGGAGTAGAAGATTCTTACGAGAGTTTATTTGGTGTCAAATTACGAGTTCCCTTGACAGTTACAGTAAAATGTGCTACAGTTTGGTCAGAGATGAAAGAGGTATAACTAATGGAATTAATGGAAAACGGTATAGTTACGAATATTAGACGAGACGGAGGAGCTATTCAAATAGATGATGAATGGTACTCCTCGTATGAAGGGATTGAAATACGAAAGGCTAAAGTGAATCGAGGAGATACTGTATCCTTTGGGTGGGTAGCTAAAGGCCCCTTCCACAACATTAAGACAGCTATTGATATCAACGATAAAGGAGCGAGCGGAGAGTCCCTTACTCCGACAGGAACTGCCGCTGGACCCTCTAAGAAATTTGGAGCAGTACGATTAGAGAGAGATCGTTGTATCATACGACAGAATTCTCTTACTAATGCTGTTAATTATGGAATTACCAAAGATCATGCGGCAGATGGTATTGAGAACATTCTCGCCACAGCTAAACGATTTGAAGCCTACAGTTCAGGTGATGCTGACTTCGAGAAGATGGAAAAGGTAGCTCACGATATGTTGAGTGGTACGGACGAGGAGTAACCCTCATGTACTATGATGTAATACCTGCCCCGAAACCTTGTGATGGACCCGTCGTAATTGACGGGTCTATCGTAGCCTATGCCGCAGGCTTTGCTAACGAAAAGTGGGGTTACAAAGCTACGATGAGTGATGGATCTATTATTGAAGTAGCAAAGAAAGCAGATCTTAGTGAAGTAATAGATGATGTAGTCTCTACTGAAAAGTATAGAATAGAGGACAATGGATGTGATATAGTTACTACTACTGTAGATAACATGATAAATCGTATTGAAAAAAATACAAATCGGGAGTGTGTCATAGCTCTCGATGGCGATAAGAATTACAGGAAAGAAGCTAACCTTTCCTTTCCATACAAAGGAAATAGAGATCCCAATCATCGCCCTCGATATATAAAAGAAACCCTTGAACATATGATGTTTTGTTATGCGTTCGAATCAGAAGAGTATCTTGAAGGGGATGATATCATTGGATCATTTCCCGAGCCCAAGATCATGGCTTCTATTGACAAAGACCTCCTCCAAGTTCCAGGTGTCCACTATAATTGGAAGGCTAATGAATTTAGAGCGGTCAGTGCGAGCCAAGGTCTTAAAAATCTAGCCTACCAACTCATCGTAGGAGATAAGGTAGATAATATACCGGGTATACCAAGAATAGGTAAAATAAAAGCTACTAAAATACTTGATTCTTATGATTTTATTTCTCTTTATACTAATAAACAAGCAGTAATGAAAATAATATATGATTTATACTATAATTATATATGTAGAATTACAGATGCCTCCAAATTTTATGGGCTAAATGTTGAAAAAGTAGTTACTCAATGGCTAGCTAGTAACTTAATAGCCCTCTGGATACAGAGAGAAAGGGATAATCTGCAAGATGACCTAGACTCAAATCTTTGTGCGATCATACATGAAATATTAGATGACCCAATATAAATCTAAGTTTGAAGCAAAGATAGCTAAGAGCCTCAAAGCTCGTAAGGTATCCTTTAAGTATGAGTTATGGTCCTATGAATATCTGCAATACAAACTATATACCCCCGATTGGTTCCTCCCCAAAGGTGTAATAGTAGAAACTAAAGGTAAATTTACCAGTAGTGACAGAACTAAGATGATAGATGTAAAAGAACAGTTCCCAGAGTTAGATATACGTTTAGTTTTTATGCGGGACAACCCTATCCGCAAGGGGTCCAAGACGAAGTATTCAGATTGGGCCACTAAACATGGGTTCTTATACGCAATAGGAGACATCCCCAATGAGTGGATCAAAAAGTAGTTCAGAAGATAAAGAAATATACGCCACCTTGGACGACATATTAGTTCTCGCTGATATGGCTCTTCCAATAGTCAATGAACATATTCGAATGGTACTTGAAAAAGTAGGAAATGAAGAAGGTGGTCCCGAAGGGACCATTACTTCTACTTGTACCGATGCTATTGCCCTCGACTTAATTCATGGAGCTTTCATTATACTCCTCGCAAGACAACTAAAAGGAAAGGACTTGGAGAACTTGAACGATACGCTCCAAAAAGCAACAGGATATATGAATCTCGCAGCTAATAGAGTGATAGTTAATATTCCAGGAAATATAACTACCCCCGAACGTGGTCCCGATGGCCATCCCCTTCACTAATAAGAAAGGGGGATACACCCACCTCTTTATACCAGACACACAGGTAAAAGAGGGTGTCCCGATAGACCACATCGTAGCTCTCGGGAGATACATAGTCCACCGCCGTCCCGATGTCATAATCATGGCCGGGGACTTCGCTGATATGCCCTCTCTGTGCTACTACGACAAGGGCACTAAAGCACACGAAGGGGTGCGGTATACCAAGGACGTGAACGCCTCTCACGAGGCTATGGAGAGGCTCCTAGCCCCCCTCCTGAAAGTACGTAGAAGGTACAAACCTAGGCTTGTCCTTACCCTAGGTAATCACGAGAATAGGATCACTAGATATGTGGAACATAACCCGCCATTTGATGGTAAGCTTTCTCTCCGCGATCTTCCGTATGACGATTGGGAG